ACACAGTAAATTTAATAATGATAAGTATGATTTTGTATACATTGACGGAGACCACAGCGGCGAGAATGTAGCTAGAGACATAGAACAATACTTTCCGAAAGTTAAAAAGGGTGGCTATATAGGTGGACACGATTATTCAAAGAATCACTGGCCAGATGTTGTAGACGCAGTAAACAAGGTGTTTCCAGTCGTTGATACATTTGCAGACACAAGTTGGTTATGCCAAAAATAGTTCTTGACAAATCCTTAAAATTTTGATATAATATATTTAATTATGATAGCAGAAGACTTATTAAGAGAGAAGAAAATTGATTATCGCATAAGCGGACAGGATGCCGTAGTGTCCTGCCTTAACCCAGAGCATGATGACAGTAATCCGTCTATGCGTATAGATAGGGTAACTGGCGTGTTCAATTGTTTCTCATGCGGTTACAAAGGTAATCTGTTTACATACTTTGGTGCACCTGCTTCTCCACTAGAAGTTCGTATGCACAGAATTAAAGAATCAATCAACAAAGTCAGGTCAGCAACTGTCGGAATCCAACTCCCAAAGGATAGACTGTCTTGGAAAGGTGGTGGTATTCGGAATATTTCCGAAGAGACTCTTGCTAAGTGGGACGCGTTCACATGGAACGTACCCAAGTTCGAGAATCGTATCATCTTTCCAATACGCGATATTACAGGTAAGACTGTGGCTTTAATAGGTAGAAGTCTGGACGACTTCAGTAATCAAAAGTATTATATCTACCCTCAAGGAGTAGAGATGCCGTTCTGTCCAGCAAAGGTAAAACCTATTCAAAATAGAGTTATATTGGTGGAGGGCATCTTTGATGCTCTTAACCTTTGGGACAAAGGTCTCAAGAATACAGTGTGCTGTTTCGGTACACAACAAGTGAATTGGGTCAAACTAAGTCTATTAAAACTTCAAGGAATTACAGGAGTTGACATTATGTTTGATGGGGATGAGGCGGGTATACAAGCAGCTGAGAAAGCAAAAGATTTAGCGGAGAAGTTAGAGCTATCTGCAAGGGTAGTAAAACTTCGAGCAAACGTTGATCCTGGTAATTTGACAGAACCAGAGATTGACAGACTTAAAGAAAAACTTTATGGCTAAAGTCCACAAAGTAAAAACAAGCCGAAAGGCAGGAGAAATATAATGTCAAAGAAAAGAATAATGATTAATGGTGCTATGCAATCAGGTAAAACTGAGTATACAGTCAGAACAGCACTAGAAAATCAAGAACCAAAAACCATAGAAGTGTTTATACACTATAGCACAAATGATTCTATGGCCTCTACAAATGAGAAGATAAATCGATATGATGTAGAGTTATTTTCAGGACTAGAATCCTTGAAAAGATTTCATTTGAGACTAACTAGAAAGGGATTAGATTCTGAGAAGAAGTATGTTTTATCTCTCATAGCACACCATTCTAGTATGGAAGAACTTAAAAAAATAATCACTGCTTACAACACCAAATATGGAAGTGAGTATAGATTCAATATAAGTATAGATGAGGATGATACTCTAGCACTAGACCACACTATTAAGAAAGGTAAACCAGTGCAGAAACAAAGGCTTGCTCAAAGTCTTATAGAAATGCCAAGTGTAGAAGTAGTACGTAATATTACAGCAACTCCTTTTGCAGAGCATCTTTCAGAGACTGACTTTGACGAAATAGTAGACGCCCCAGTTGGGGACACTTACGTAGGTGTAGAAACAATAGTAGAAAATGCAGACGATAGTTTCACAGAAGAAGACATGGCTAGTTTTTCTGGGTTAGAACCTACCCAAAGAGTACTAGATTTTATACAAGATGATTTCGAAGGTGCTACACTTATACAGGTAAGTAAAAATAAAAAAGACCATGCTATAATAGCAAAAAATATTATGTATAATTGTAATCAATCACATATTGTAATAATTATGAATTCAGATAAAGCTAGTTACGGATGCTACGTGGATGGAAAAGGTTATGGTACTAAATCACAAACTTGGAATCCATTTTTAGGATATGAGTTAGCAGAAGAGCTTGGTATTAAGAAAGTATTTATAGTAGCCTACTTTTTATCAGATAGAACAAATACATTTAGAGCAAGGAAAGGACGTTTTAATAGACTTAGAAGTCTATTTCATTGTTCTCCTAAAGCAACCCATGAAACAAAATTGCAAAGAGTAGCTAGGAATTCTGGATATCCTATTGGCCATATTCCGCAACTATACACTACTCCTGAGACATTAGATTATCTTTATGAATCAGTAGATTTATACTCAAGAGTAAGGAGTATACAGGAAGATGTAAGAACTGCTGCAGCTAGAGAAAGAGCATGGTCGCGTATAGGTAATGTTAATATTAATTTAATTAAACATACAAATGGATATGCAAATACTTATGCTCAATCATATAGTATAACTTCTAATCCGTTTAACACAATAACAGAAATGGACGAAGGAGTAATTCCTGATGAAATTGATATTAGTAGTACAGATTTGTTAACTAATACACGCTTAGCTGGATGGTTTAGAGAAACTTATAAAGTTAATACAGTACTTAATGTAACTAAAGATACCAAAAAGAGAATGCAATTACTCAGACCAAATCAAAATACAGGACAACAGTCACATAGAGAACTGGCTATATTGTTTGATGGTAGAAATTATAAAGTAGTTAAACAAGAACATGAATACTATACAACTAAAAAACCTTTTGCACTACATAATATGGACGGAACATATTGGCAGTGGAACGTAGAAAATGGAGTAACTAGATAATGGCAAACGTAGCACTTATAGAAACAACAATGTCCAGTACAAACTGGAATAAATACTTTGATTTTGAATATGACAGGTTTGCCCTGTGTTCAGATTCTAGTAAAAAGAAAATTTTGAAAAAAGATGTTGATATCGAAATCGATACTGATGCGTACGAATGGCTCATAGTTGTGGGTTCAGAGCCTTTCAAAATGTATACGAGAAAGACATCCATAACTGAGTACAATGGAAAAGTTTGCGATGATAAATTTTTAGCAATAATCAATCCTGCAATGATAAAGTTTCGACCAGAAGCAAAGAAGTCATTCGAGGAAGCTGTTGAGAGTATAACGGGATATGTGAGTGGAAAACTCAAACAAATGACCATACCGAAAGATAAGTGCTACGGCATACAAGACACAGAACAACTAAATGCGTGGCTGCAAGATGCGTTAGACCACGAAGGCGACTTCATAGCGCTTGACTCAGAGACTTCAGCATTGTACTGCCGTGATGGCTATATGCTAGGTTTCTCGATGTCCTATGAAAATGAGCATGGTATCTATGCCGATTGCGAGTGCATGGACGAAGAATCTGAAAGACTAATGCAAGAGATATTTAATAAGAAACGAGTTGTATTTCATAACGCTAAGTTTGATTTACAATGGTTTGAATATCACTTCAACTTTGAGTTTCCTCATTTTGAAGATACTATGCTAATGCACTATATGTTTGATGAAAGACCAGGAACACATGGGCTTAAGACACTAGCAATCAAACACACTCCATATGGAGATTACGAAGCAGAACTTTCTAATTGGATAGCTGACTTCAAAAAGAGAACAGGTATACTCAAAGATTCTTTTGATTATAGTATGGTTCCATTTGATGTTATGCGAAACTACGCGGCAATGGATGCTATAGTAACATTTATGTTATTTGAGAAGTTTGAGAAAGTTCTTAAAACAAATGATAAACTCTATGGAGTATATAAACATATACTAGTAGAAGGCTGTAGATTCTTGAAGTGTATTGAAAACAACGGAGTTCCTTTTGATGCTGTGCGCTTAGAATTTGGTGCTAAAAGAATGGGCGAAGATATTGATACAGCAGTAAAAGCTTTGTATCAGTTTCCTGAAGTCAAACAATTTATTGCAGACAAGGGTGCATTTAACCCTAACTCAACTCTACAACTAAGAGCTTTGCTTTTTGATTATATAGGACTTAAGTCTGATAAGAAAACTGCAACGGGTGCGCTGTCAACTGATGCCGAAGTACTTGGCAATCTTGCAGAAGAACACGAAGTACCAAAGCATATATTAGAAGTCAGACAGAAAGTAAAAATCAAGACTACATATCTTGATAAAATTATACCTAATCTAGACATGGATGGAAGACTTCGCACAGGTGTTAACCTTCACGGTACAACCAGTGGTAGATTGAGTAGTAGTGGTAAACTAAATATGCAACAGCTTCCAAGAGACAATCCAACAGTAAAAGGTTGTATCAAAGCAAAAGCTGGAAACAAAATAGTTGCAATGGACTTAACAACAGCAGAGGTATACTGTGCGGCTGTACTTGCAGATGACAAAGGACTTATGAATGTATTTAAGTCTGGCGGTAATTTTCATAGTACGATTGCGAAACAAGTATTTAGACTGCCAGGGGATGTTGACGACATAGCAGCAAACTTTGGTGCGCAAAGACAACAAGCAAAAGCTGTTACCTTTGGCATCATGTACGGAGCAGGACCGAAAAAGATTAGTGAACAAGTAACAAAAGATAGTGGAGAGTATTTCAGTATGCAAGACGCAGCGAATACTATCAAAGACTATTTTGAGGCTTTCCCTAAACTTCGTGAGTGGCTAGACTATCAGAAAAAGTTTATACAAGCGAATGGATTTGTATATAGTAGATTTGGCAGAAAGAGAAGATTACCTGATGTGTTTTCACAAGACAAGGGAATCGCCTCACACGAAGTGCGTAGTGGAATTAATTTCTTAGTGCAATCAGTTGCATCTGATATCAACCTTATGGGCGGTATAGATATGCAAAGATACATAGAAAAGACAGGCATGAAGTCTAAAATATTTGCACTTGTTCACGATTCCGTACTAGCAGAAGTTCCTGAAGATGAGATAGAACATTATTCAGAAAAGCTTCAAGAGTTTATACAAAAAGATAGAGGATTATCAATCCCAGGCGCTCCAGTTGGATGTGACTTTGATGTTGCTGATGACTATTCACTAGGTAAGTTTGAAAAGTTATATGCAAATTAATTTTGAGCCAGATTGGGATTATATGTTGGAAAGAGCTGCTACTTTTTATAGTAGAACTCCTTACATAAATTACAATACAGGATATACTTATAAAGACTATTGGGATGAAAATTTAAAAATGTTTGCAGGTATGGAAGAACCTACTATAGTAAAAACAAGTAAAGAAGGAAAAAGTTCATACTTACGTCCTCATAGTCTAGGGATAGGTACTAGACTGGCTTCTAGATTTGAATGGAGATGGGAGTACAGTGGCAGTAGACATCACCCTAGAAACGCTAATGTTTGTGTGGAGTGGTGTTTAACAGATAAGAAAGGATATATAACAGACCTATCAAAAGAGAAATCACTGAGAGTAATACAACCTGAACAAATATGGTTTTGTATTTATGGAAAACAAGAGTATGATAAGGTTGTAGAATTTTGGAATAAAACATGGCATATAAGAAGAACAAAAGATGATTAGATATCCAGTATATGTAGTGCATGGAGAGCCAGAGGAACTGGACAATATGTTATGGCTTGAAGACCAAGTCATTGATGATAGAAATATGTTAGGAGAGAGTCTTGGAATAAGAAGATTACAGACTCCAATGAAAAGTATTTATCCATTGAAGTATCAATGCGATGATGAAGTAGCAATGTTAAAACACAGAGGAAAGCATTTTGTGGATTCTAATGGGTGTTATTTCTATAATGAAAAACTAGAAACAGCTCCATTAAAATATCATAAAATTAGGATTATAAAAAAGAAAGAGGTGGCAACAGTACTTTGGATAAAGGATATACCTTTTCCATTTACTGTAGCACGACCACCAAAGGCAGAAGAAACATGGGCAGGTGTACTTTACAAAAAAGGTATACCTTATGCTCTATGGGAGTATGCAACTGAAAGGAAAAAAGATACATGGCGCAAGATTTAGATAAATTAAAAAGAACATTAGAAAAGAAAGTATGTTTAGTACAGTTTGAATGTCTCAAAAGCGGAGATACAAAAACTAGAGAAATGACTACTAATCCTGAATTTACTAGGGGTATGGACATGAGAGCAATCAATGAAGATACTAGTAAAGTAGATAATAAGATTATTATGTTTGATGTAGAGTTTATGAAATGGCATGATATAAAAGAATATACAATACTAGATTGGAAAGAATTATAATGTGTGGATTTGTTGTAAGTACAGAAGGCAGAGAAGTAGACGGCATGATAGATGCGCAAAGATTCAGAGGACCTGATGCGCGTGGTGAAACTATTAGATACTTCAATGCATTAACATGGAGTCATGTATTACTAGACATATCAGGAGAAAAACAAGTTCAACCTTACATAACAAGTAAAGGGAATATAATGGTATTTAATGGAGAGATGTATGACTCCAACATACCAAATGATACTAAGTTTTTAGCTGATGGATATGAAAGATATGGGTTTAAGTTTATAGAGTTTACAAATTGGCATGGGTCTTTTTGTTATATGGATTATAAAACAGGAATATGTGATATCGTAAGAGACCATTTTGGAGCAAAACCTCTATGGATGAGACGAGAAAGACATAACGGTCTTAGTGTTACTACAAGCCTAGCAAGTTTTAAAGACTCCAAACCAGTACCTCTTACAAAATCTTTTCTTGGTAATGCTATATGGACAGGTACTAGTAGTCCGTTTAAAGGAGTTATGAAAGTAGAACCTGGTCAAATATATCATTATAATGTACGAACTGGAATACTAAAGAAAGGACTAAATTTATGGTCAGGGTACCAACTAGAGAACTTTCCGTTTAATCCAGAGCAGTTCAAACATGAGTTAGTACAAGGAATAAGAAAAGTAGCAAAAAATAAACAAAAAACAGCAATCTTTTTAAGTGGTGGTTTAGATAGTACATGCGCATTGGGCGTAGTAAAAGACATGGGGCTAGACTTAACAGCTTATATTTGTGCATACTCCGATGAAAAAGGAGATATGTACCGACAAGAAATATTTGCTAATGAATCAAAATTAGCAATTAAAACTTGTGAAGAGTGGGGAGTTCCATATAAAGTAGTAACTTTATCTAAGTCTCAAAGAGATGAATATGGTAAAGCATGGTTAGAGAAAAATAATCTTATATGGAATGATGACAATAGAAGAGCGCCTAGGTATGCCCTAGCTAAAGCAGCCTCAGAAGATGGGTGTAAAGTTGTATTAACAGGAGATAGTGCAGATGAGTTTTTTAGTGGATATCAACATCATGCTAAAAGATATACAGAAGGCTACAATCAGACTTGGCAGGAAGAGTTCCCTAAAAGACATAAATGGGTACAGAAAAGTATGTTTGAAAGAGATAAGCAAGGATTTAATTCTACACTTTTTATAGATTTAATGGTAACAAGTGAAAATAATGTATTAGCTGCCGACCAAACATGTGGTTTATTTGGCATGGAATCTAGACCAGTATATCTTACACAAGAGTTTGCTAGATATATTTATCAGCAAGATGGTAAAGTAAAAATGAAACTACATAAAGATTATGCCTCAGGAACTTACAAATATTTACTAAGAGAAGTTATGAAAGATTATATACCAAAGCATATACGAGAAAGAAAGAAAAAGTGTGGTTGGTCTAGTCCTTGGGATAATAATTCTGACCCAATGAAAGTACAAAATAAAAAAGTATGGGAACAATGGACAAAACAATAGGATTTACTTGTGGAGCATTTGATTTGCTACATGCAGGTCATATAGTAATGCTAAAAGAAGCAAAGGATAACTGCGACCATTTGATAGTAGGATTACAGACAGACCCGAGTATTGATAGACAAGAAAAAAATCAACCAGTACAGTCAGTGTTTGAAAGATATATACAACTAAGAGCAGTAAAGTACATTGACGAAATTGTTCCCTATGATACAGAACAAAGTCTGTTAGATTTGCTAGAAGCAACACCAATACATCTTCGATTTGTAGGAGAGGATTGGACGGATAAACATTTTACTGGTAAAGGATTACATGAGATTTTCTACACTAGTAGAGCTCATTCTTTTTCTAGTACTAATTTAAGAAATAAGATAAATGAAAGCAGTCCTAAGTAACAGAATATACATGAGTGTAACTAAAGAGTTACATAATTCTATAGAGAAGGAACTTACCTATACTATTGCTCCTCGTATACCTTCTGACCCACCTTTAGTATTTAAAACAATTCGTTTTATAAAAGAGGGTTTGATTTCTATACCTATTGGAAGAATGGATTTAATCCCAGATGATTACGAAATAATCGATAAGAGAACTAAGTCGCCGATAGAACATGCAGACTTTAAGTTTGATTTACGACCAAGCCAAAAGAAAGTACATGATGAGATTGATGACAATGCTATAGTGAACGCGTGGGTAAGTTGGGGTAAGACATTTACAGGTTTAGCTATAGCTGCAAAGCTTGGTCAAAAAACACTTGTTGTTACGCACACTACCAATCTAAGAAATCAGTGGGAAAAAGAAGTACGAAAATGCTTTGGAATTGAACCAGGCAGAATAGGTAGTGGAGACTTTAAGATTAACGCTCCTATAGTTATCGGGAATATACAGAGTTTATACCGAAAAATGGACGATATAAAACAAGAATTTGGAACATTGATTTTAGATGAAATGCACCACGTCAGTAGTCCTACTTTTACACGAATAGTAGATGAGATGCCTACAAGATATAAGATAGGCTTGACAGGGACACTAGAAAGAAAAGACGGGCGTCATGTAGTTTTTAGAGATTACTTTGGGCATAATGTTTTTAAACCGCCTAAAGAAAATTATCTTATACCAGAGATACATGTTGTAAAGTCAGACATAAGATTTTTAGATGGTTCGTTTACGCCTTGGGCAGAACGTATAAATCATCTGGCATATAACGAAGAATATGTGCATAGTGTAGCAATGATAGCTGCAAAATATGCTGCATTAGGACATAAAGTATTAGTTGTATCTGATAGAGTTGCTTTTCTAAAAGCATGTGCTAGATTAGTGGGCGATAATGCAGTGTCAATTACAGGGGACATGGACTTCCAAGAAAGAGAAGATACTATGAAACTAATAGGAAAAGATAAGAATATTTTATTTGGAACACAATCTATTTTTTCAGAAGGAATATCACTAAATGATTTAAGTTGTTTAGTACTTGGTACACCTGTTAACAATGAGCCACTTCTTACACAGTTAATAGGTAGAGTAATAAGAGAAAAAGAAGGAAAGAGACAACCAGTAGTGGTTGATATACATTTAAAAGGAAAAACAGCTACTCGTCAAGCTAATGCTAGAATGGGTTATTATATAAAGCAAGACTATGAGGTAAAAATATTATGAGTCAAGAAATACAATTAAATTTAGAAGAAATGAGAAAGATGAAAATCTTCCTAGCAACACCTATGTATGGAGGAATGTGTCATGGTCTTTACACCAAATCACTTATGGACACAGTGGGGCAGTTTCAGCAGTTTGGAATACCCATGCAACTATACTATTTGTTTAACGAGTCTTTAATTACAAGGGCAAGAAACTATTGTGTAGCAAACTTTTTAGAAAGTGAGTGTACACATTTACTTTTTATAGATAGTGATATTGGATGGAAATCTATGGATTTGATGTATATGATACATCTTATGGCAGAACATCCTGAAGTATATAGAGTATTCTGTGCATTATACCCTAAAAAGACTATAGCATGGGAGAAAGTATTAAAAGCAGCAAAGACAGGGATGTTTGATGAAAAACCGTGGGAACTAGAAGAAGTAGCGGGGGATATGGTATTTAATCCTAAACATGAAGAGTACCCAGATGGACAAGCTCCTGTGTATGAGCCTGTAAAAATTAAAGAAGGTGCTACTGGATTTATGTTTATAGAAAGGTCTGTATTTGAAGAGTATGCAGAAGCATATCCTGAACTATTATATACTCCCGACCATTTAAGAGAAGGAGAGTTTAAACCAGGACAAAAGATTACTGCCTTTTTTGACTGTGTAATTAACGAAGAAAATAGATATCTTTCTGAAGATTATATGTTTTCAGAGTATTGCACTAAGCTAGGAATCGACATTTGGGCATTGCCCTTAGTGGAGTTAATGCATTGTGGCTCACATATTTTCAGAGGAAGTATAGTTAAAATGGCACAAGCAGATGTACATGCTACAATCGCACCAGACGACATGGCTAAAATGCAACAACGTCCCAACGACTTAAGGGAAGAAAAATAATTCTTGACACGAGTTCAAAAATTTGTTATAATATGTTACTATTTGATTGGAATAAGATAATGAGAGTAAGCAAAGGAAGTGTTGATGATATGATACAAATACTTCGTATAATGACTTACAAGATTAAACCTAAAAATTACCACGATAAGACTTTTAAGTTTTATCAGTATCGATTCGGCGGACAATCATACCTCCTAAACCCAAAGGAGTTACTAGAAGCTGGTCGAGCATTGAGTGATAGAGAAGTTGTAGAGTATGCAGGTGTCGCATCCTTTCGCAATTATCACAACTATGTAAACACAAAAGACACCACACTAGATTTTCTGGAATGTCCAGTTTCAGAAGAAATTATAAATAATAACAGACTGCTTGAAATAAAAGATGGACGGGTACACTTTTACTACGAGGAGACATTAGGAGAATAAAATGGCAATTGGATTCAACCAAACCAAGGGCTCAGCCCAAAAAAACAAAATAGAAACATATAACTACGCAGGTAAAGAAGACCACCATGTAAGACTGGTAGGAGATTTACTTCCTAGATATGTGTATTGGATTAAAGGAGAGAATGGCAAAAACATTCCTATGGAGTGTTTATCTTTTGACAGAAACTCTGAAACATTCAACAATGTAGAACATGACCATGTTCGAGACTTTTACCCTGATTTAAAATGTGGATGGAGTTATGCCGTTCAGTGTATTGACTACGCCGATAAATCTATAAAAGTTCTTAATTTAAAAAGAAAGTTATTTGACCAAGTTATAGTAGCAATGGAAGAGTTGGGAGACCCAACAGACCCAGTTACTGGTTATGACATTCATTTCAAAAGAAAGAAAACTGGTCCACAGGTATTCAACGTAGAATATCAGTTAGCAGTTCTTAAGTGTAAGCCAAGAGAATTAGAAGATTGGGAAAAAGAATTAACTTCAGGACTTAAGTCTATGGACGAAATTCTTGTTAGACCAACTGCAGATGCTCAGCTTGAACTATTAAGAAGAGTTAACGGCAATGACGCAGGTGAAGTATCAGAAGATATTTCTAGCGAGTTTGACGTTAGTTAAGGGGAAATTATGTTTAAACCACGAATGACA